TTAATCAGTAAATAAAAGATTTAATGGGGCCGGACACAATTCGGCCCCATTTTTTTTGCAACTTATAAAAACTATGGAAAAACCTTACAAAATCAAAATTAGAGCATATGGATACTGGACAGAGTTTGATGTCAAAGCCACTGGTGAAGGCAAACCATTGGAAGATGCTATAGTTGACAAACTNGGAAAAAATGATATAGTTTGGGACAAATCANACTTTTATAGTTTGACTANAACATGGTTAACATACGAGGAGATTGTAAATGATAACAAACCTTTACAAACAAAAAACGTCCTTGGAGTTGAGCTGGCAACAAGAGCATAANATACACGGTAAATATACTCTTGATATGGTCAGAATTGATAGCAAGATAAGAGAAGTTATCAATGAAATTAAGCTTGAAGAAGCTAAGATTGCTACTAGAGAAAATGCAATTGCTGATTCGGCTCCACAAGTTTCAGTAGCTACTTAATAAAAAAGCTACATCATTGGAAAAATCACACCCATATTACAGGCTCTCTTGCACTCTTGAAAAAATAAGAGTATAAGTTTCCTACTATACAATTATAATTTGGTATATAGACGCGTATAGTCGACGGCCTAGAGACTATATATCATAAAACTAGGAGGATATAATTATGGCAAAAACAAACTTTTCGGGACCTATAACAACAGGACCGATACAAGTAAACACAGGAACAACAATTGGCGAAAACGTAAGAGACGCTTCTTTTGTTTCTAACATGGCTTCGTTTCCATTAAGTTATGCCAACATGGTAGTAACTACGGATGCGAACAAATTAGCTGTTACAGGTTCTAACGGAGCAAGTACAACTTCTGTTTACATTTTTTAGATACNACTGCAAATGTACCAGGAATAACTTCTGACGGTGGATTTGAAATGGCGTCTGTAATAACTTTAACTTCAGCTGGTAATGACTCTGCAAGAACTGCATCTATTACTGGAACTGATGTTTTAGGTAATGCACAGACTGAAGACTTAACAATGGCTTCAGGTGGAGNTGCAACTTCAGCTAAAACCTACAAGACTGTAACATCAATTACGATTGATGGTTCTGGTACTGCAGGAACTTTAGAAGTTGGTGTGATCGAAACTGGATTAATTTCTATCGTAGCTAGATCAATGTTCAATGAATACCCGTTAGGTCAAACGTCTACAACGTCTGGTAAAAACTTAGCTAACAATATCGTAATTCCAGCTTTTTCTAGAATTATGGATATTAGATTTGTAGTTAATACAGCTTTTGATACAGCTGGTCTTGACATGCAAATTGGTGCTAACGTTGCGCAAGCAGCCGGTGCTACTTTAAATAGTTTAGACACTGACTACTTTGCAGGTGATACTGATAACGATGTTAGCGGTGTTGCTTCTCATCACATTCCAACTGGAATGGATCAGACTTCGGCTCAAATGAAAAATTGTTTGAACGTTTCTGACGATGATGCAGCTGGTTANGAAATAGACAAAGCGGTTGTTGTTACTGTAAAAACTGATGATGCTTTAACTGCCGGTGACGGTGTTTTAGTAATGCATTGGATACAAAAAGCTAACGACGCTAATTAATAAGTAATTGATTTGGGTCCCTTNGGGGACTCAAATTAAATAGGAGAAAAATATANGCATCAANTTATANTCAGATGTTAAACAAAGTATACCTTTAACGACAGATGGTTTAGCGCAGAAGTATATTAATACAACTGCAACTAATATCACTGGAGGTAGAATTATGTATATTTATGGTCAAGCAACAGATGCAGATGCCGAAATAAAAATTTACGATGAAGCAGATGGTTCTAAAACAGCTTCTAAATTAGTATTTCACGGTAAATTTGCAACGGCAGCTAATAACGTGCATAATTTTCAAATACCAGGATTAGGAATTAGATGTAAAGCTGGTATGTACGTTGATTTAACAAATTGTGATTTCTGTACTATTATTGGTACATATTCATAATCGAGGTAGCCCATGGCGAACACTACTTCTGGAGCATATACTTTTGATAAAACCTTTGCGATTGATGAGATCATAGAGGATGCATACGAACGTATTGGTTTACAAGGTGTATCAGGTTACCAACTTAAAACTGCAAAAAGATCACTTAACATATTGTTTTCAGAATGGGGCAATAGAGAGTTACACTATTGGGAAGTAGCTAATCAAAATGTTCCATTANTAAGCGGAGTAAACACATATACATTTTTTAGAACNACNGCTGATGGAACACAAACAAGCAGAATAAGCACTACGTTATCGGCTAACATAGCTTCTACATCAGCAACAACTGGTATAACATTAACATCAATTGCTAATCTTCCTACAAACGGTTTATTGTTAGTAGGCACAGAACAAATAGCTTATACAGGTTTTTCATCTACAGAATTAACAGGAGTTGTTAGAGGAGCAAACGGAACAACGGCTGCTACTCACACAAGTGGAGATGCGGTGAATCAATTTGTAAGTGGTATGGATGATATTTTAGAAGCTAGTTATAGAAATGCTTCTAATGTTGATGCACCCTTAACAAAAAGAAGTAGATCACAGTATCAAGCTCTTGCTAATAAAACAGATACAGGAACACCAACTCAATATTTTGTAGAAAGATTTATTGATAGAGTTACGATGACTTTATTTTTAACACCAGGAGCTTCAGTAGCTGGTCATCACTATTNANTTTTATTATACAAAAAAGAATACAAGATGTTGGAGATGCATATACAAATTCAGCTGATGTACCTTATAGATTTGTACCTTGTATGACTGCAGGTTTAGCATTTTATTTATCTCAAAAATATGCACCGCAAAGAACTCAAGAATTAAAACTTTATTACGAAGATGAATTAAAAAGAGCACTAGCAGAAGACGGCTCTTCTTCTAGCACATTTATAGCTCCTAAAACCTATTACCCAGGAGTATAATGGCTTCATTCTCATCAGGAAAATACGCATTAGCTATCTCAGACAGATCCGGTATGGCATTTCCATACGACGAAATGGTTACAGAATGGAATGGTGCATTTGTTCATTTTTCAGAATTTGAACCTAAACAACCACAACTTGATCCCACACCCGTTAGTGCAGATCCNCAAGNTNTANAAANAGCAAGACCTGCNAGAACAGAATTTCCAACAGAAGATTTTTTACCACAAAATCCTTTTGTAACTGCATCTAATACTACATTAAAAATTAATTTTCCGAATGGTGATTTACAGGTAAATGATTTTGCAAGATTTAGAAATGTTAAATCTTCGGTAGGTGGCGTTGCAGTATCAACACTACAAATGTCTACAACATTAAATGGAGCAATAACAGACACTGCTACTACAATTAATTTAACTGATGGATCACAGTTTCCAACATCAGGATTTATAGTAATAGAAAAAGTTTTAACNTCTGATGATACAAGTAATCCTTTATTAGTAGGTGATTATCAAAATGAAGTAATAGAATATACAGGNAGATCAACTCATCAATTAACAGGTTGTACTAGAGGAACAAGCGCTCCATATAGAGGCGTGTCTCCACAAAAAACAGTTGCTGGTTCTCATGCAACAGGTGCTAAAGTTTTTGGAAGTTATAAAGTAGCTTCTTTAAATGAAACATCAGTTCCAAGTACAGGTCAACCATCTACAACTACACAGTTTGATGGTATAAATGTTACATTAGTTCATGCTGCTCGCAGCACAGAAACAGGAGGCGGTTTTCAATGTACAATTGGACCCGTAAATGATAGAGCTTAATTATGTCAGGAGTTAAAAAATACGATTATAGCACATTAAAACAAGCGATTTTAGATTACGCTGAAGTAGATGATACTGTTTTTACTACAACTATTTTAGATGGTTTTATTATGNNTGCTGAATTTAGAATTTATCAAGAGCTTCCTATGGATGCTCAAAGACATGTTCAAGAAGGTACGTTAGCTGCAAATGATAATACAATCAATGCACCGGCGGGATGTCTCTTTATAAGAGGAATTGAAGTGTTTGAATCTACAGCCAATACTGAAGGTAATGGAAAATGGTTAGAGAAAAAAGATCAAACATATTTATCAGAGTTTGTGGATAGAAAATTTGGACCAGAAGGAAAAATACAATCTCCTACAGATACTACTAATTCTGTAACAGGTTTTCCTAGATACTATGCAATGTTTGGAGGTGCTGATAATACTACAGACACTTCATCAGGAGGTATGTATCTAGCTCCAACTCCAGATGCTAATTACAAATTTAGAGTTTATTATAATAAAATGCCAAATGGTCTTGGGTCTGGCACTGGTTTTAACAACAATACTTATTTAAGTACATACTTTCCACAAGGTCTGTTATACGCGTGTCTTGTAGAAGCTTTTGGATATTTAAAAGGTCCAATGGATATGTTGACATACTATGAAAATAGATATAAAAATGCAATACAACAGTTTTCAGGTATGCAACTTGGAAGACGAAGACGAGACGATTACACTGATGGAACAGTTAGAATACAAGTTAAGTCGCCGTCTCCGTAAATTGAGGTAAAAAATTATGACGATAACATCAGCAATATGTAATTCTTTTAAAGTAGAAATTTTACAAGGTGGCCACAATTTTAATGATGCTAGCGGTGCACCAACAGGTAATGCATTTAAACTAGCTTTATTTTCAAGTGACTCAGCTTCATTAAGTAAATCAACAACTGTTTACACAGCACCAACATCTGCTAACGCAGTTCCGACTAACACACTTGAAGTTAGTCAAAGTCAAACTGATGGCGGCGCGTCAAACACTGGTTACACTGCAGGCGGTACAGCATTAACAGCATCAGCTGATCCAGTTTTATCTACAGACACAGCATGTGTAAAATTTAATGATGTTAGTTTCAGTTCAGCTACGTTTACAGCAAGAGGTTGTTTAATTTATAATACAACTGCAATAACAGGATTTACAACAAACAGATCAGTGTGTGTTGTTAACTTTGGTGCAGATAAAACTGTAACAAGTGGAACATTCACAGTTCAATTTCCAGCACAGACAGCAGGGAACGCAATCGTTCAAATAGCATAGGAGTAAAAAATGGCTGACGTTACATTAACAGTAACGGGTCTTTCTTCTACTTCATCTTTAGGAGACCTTTCATATACAGGGGCTACTTCAGGGTATGGCCGTTATAGTTGGGGACAAGCTGGTTGGAATGATTCTACTTTAATTGAACAGGGTTGGGGTAGAGAATCTTGGGGTTATCAATCTTGGGGTGACACACCAATTGTTACACTTCCAAGTTTATCAGCA